TCAACTTTAACTGGTACGTTTACTGTAGCCGCAGGTTCAACTTTAGTTGTCGGAGCGAGTTCATCCGCAAATACTGAAATTACCGTTGGGGACATTCTAGTCATTGGTGGACGTTCAATTAAAGTAGTATCAGTTACAAATGCAACACATTTAACACTTGAATCATCACATTTGACTGGAGCAACTGGAGTCACAGTAACGCGCCGTTGGGAATATTTTGATTCATTTGATTTAGCGCCAGGCACATCAACTTATGCCGCAGCCAAAGGTGGCGCAAATGATGAAATGCACATTGCAGTTGTTGACGAAAATGGTTTATTTACAGGAGCAGCAGAAACATTGCTTGAAAAATTTGTTGCCGTTTCAAAAGGTAGCGATGCAAAAGGCGAACAAGGCGGCAATAGTTTCTACAAAGATGTAGTAAACAGTGGTTCCAAGTACATTCGTTGGATGGATAAGGATGCTGCCGGAACAAACTGGGATACAACTGTTGTAAACAAAACTTTTACCGCAGTTAATGCACCAAAAAATTACTCACTTGCTGGAGGTGCAGATGGTTCAGCACCAACAGACGCACAAAAGATTACTGCATTTGACGTATTCAAGAACAAAGCAAACTTAAAGATTGATTTAATTCCAATGGGTAAAGCATCTGCTACGGTTATCAACACAGTAATTGCAGACATTGTTGAAAAGCGTAAAGACTGCGTGGTTGTATTCTCTCCAGAAGAAGCAGATTGCGTTAATAACGTAGGCAATGAAACAACAGACATAAATGCATTTGCTAATACAGTAACACGTTCGACTTATGCGTTTATGGATGGCAACTGGAAATATCAGTATGACAAGTATAACGATGTATATCGTTGGGTACCTTGCAATGCTGACACAGCAGGTTGCATGGCAAGAACAGATAACGAAAGCGCACCATGGTTCTCACCAGCAGGTTTTGCAAAAGGTCGTATCCTTAATGTAACTAAACTTGCATGGAATGCAAACGAAGCAGAACGCGATCTTCTTTATAAAAATGCAGTCAATCCAATTATATCTCAACCTGGGCGCGGTGTAATATTATTTGGTGACAAGACATTCACAACAAAGACTGGTTCATTCAGCCGCATCAATGTTCGCAGATTGTTCATCACAATTCAACGTGCAATCGGCACATTTGCTGAAGACATATTGTTCGAACAAAACGATACGGCAACCCGTTCATTGTTCCTAAATACTGTAGAGCCATACCTAAGAAGTGTACAAGCACAGCGCGGTATGACTGACTTCCGTGTTATTTGTGATGAAACAAACAATCCAGATGACGTAGTTAATGCAAATGAATTTATTGCGGACATTTATGTTCGCCCAATTGCGTCGATTAACTTTATTCAGTTGAACTTTGTTTCAGTTCGTGGCGCGGCAGCCTTCGCGGAATTGGGCTAAACTTGGATAAATAGATAAAAGAATCTAAGGAGATAAAATGGCCGTTAATACACTATCACAAATAAAGGCTGCGATTGGAGTTGGTGCACGCCCCAATCTCTTCCGAGTTTCATTCGCAGGTGTGTTTTCTCATGGATTTGATTCAATAACATATTCAATTCTTTGCAAGGCAGCTCAAATTCCTGGTTCGACTCACGGAACGATTGAGGTGCCAACTGGTGGCGGACGCAGATATAAGATTGCTGGTGACAGAACCTTTGCAGAATGGACCACGACAGTTATCAATGATTCAAACATGAACGCTAGACGTTTAGTTGAAGCATATCAGACAAATTTTGTGTTTTCTGATTATGAAGGAACCACATCAGTTAGCCCTGGTGGTAGAACTACAGACTCATTACTCACAGTAGTGACTGTACAGCACTTGAATCAAGCCGGTCTTGCAACAAGAACCTACACTTTGAATAACTGTTTTGTAAGCGACATTTCTGCGGTTGATTTGTCATATGACAGTACCGATGCAATTTCAGAATTCACGGTTACATGGGTATATGATTACTTCACCGTAGCATAACGAAATAGGAGATTAATAAATGTCAGTTTTTTCAATTACCGCTTTCAGAAGTGCGTTAGCAGGAGGCGCAAGGCCTAATTTATTCAGATTTACATTTGGCGCACTACCATCAGGTGTAATTTTATCAAATGCAGATGTTCTTGTAAAAGCAGGTGCAATTCCTGGTTATACTGTGGGTGTTATTGAAGTACCATTCAGAGCTCGTAGAATTAAAGTTCCTGGCGATAGAACATTCGCTGAATGGACAGTAACAGTAATTAATCATGAATCACAAGGAATTCGTAAAGGTTTTGAAGATTGGATGTCTTACATCAATGATCACAATTTTGCAAGTGCAAATTTAAGGAGAGCAGGCACAGGAATTGACTATACTACACAGATTACTGTAGATCAGTTAAAAGATGATAATACTTCATCGAAAACAACTAAACTGTTTCACGCCTTCCCTACTGATGTAAGTACAATTGATTTATCTTACGACACAACAGATGCCGTAGAAGAGTTTACTGTAACTTTTCAATACGTCTATTCTACTTCTTAATTGATGAAACCTTTTCGCGGCTATAAATAGTTGCGTAATAGTTTCAAAGGGGGCTATTTCGCCCCCTTTTCTTATGAAAAGAGAAAAATATGGCAATCAAACTGTTCGGTTTTAAAATTGGTAAGGATGAGCCTGCACAAGAACAGGCAAAATCATTCGTACCACCAAATGATGATGATAATGCAGTCAATGTTGTCGGTGGCGGAGTTTATGGAACTTATGTTGACCTTGAAGGTACAATTAAAAACGATTCAGAACTCATTCGCAAATATCGTGAAATGGCACTTCAGGCAGAATGTGACACGGCGATTGATGATATTGTAAACGAAGCAATTGTCTATCAGCCAGATCAGTATCCAATACAAATTGTATTGGACAAGTTACAACAACCAGAATCAATTAAGAAAAAAATTCGTGATGAATTTGAGCACATTCTTAAACTTTTAGATTTTGGTAATCAAGGATATGATATATTTCGTAGATGGTACATTGATGGTCGTTTATACTATCATTTAATCATTGATGAAAAACAACCTCGCGCAGGATTGAAAGAAGTTCGTTACATTGACCCTCGCAGAATTCGCAAAGTACGCGAAATACCAAAAACAAAATTAGTGCCAGGGCAAACAGAATTATATGTCGATCCAATTGAATACTATGTGTATTCTCAAAAAGGATTTGCAAAAGATGCCAATCAAGGTTTAAAAATTGCACCTGATTCAATTTGTTATGTACACTCTGGCATTTCAGATAAAGATGGTAAAGTTATTATCTCACATTTGCACAAAGCAATTCGCCCACTTAATCAATTGCGTATGCTTGAAGATGCAACAGTTATCTATCGTATTTCTCGCGCACCTGAACGCAGAATCTTTTACATCGATGTGGGCAATCTACCAAAAATTAAAGCAGAACAATATCTTCGTGAGATTATGCAGAAGTACAAGAATAAACTTGTATATGATGCAACCACTGGAGAAATTCGTGATGATAGACGTTTTCAAACAATGCTTGAAGATTTTTGGTTACCTCGCCGTGAAGGTGGTAGAGGTACAGAAATTACTACACTTCAAGGCGGCCAGAATTTAGGTGAAATTGAAGATGTTCTATATTTTCAAAAGAAACTTTATAAATCGCTTGGCGTTCCAATTTCGCGTTTAGAATCTGATAGTGGCTTTTCTCTCGGTCGTGCATCAGAAATTACACGCGATGAATTAAAATTTTCAAAATTTATTGCAAGACTACGCAATCGATTCACGCATTTATTTGATCGTATGCTTGAGATACAACTAATTCTTAAAGGTATTTGTACTAAAGCAGAATGGCAACAAATTAAAGAAGAAATTTATTTTGACTTTATTACCGATGCACATTTTACTGAACTGAAAGATGCTGAAATTCTTAAAGAACGTTTAACACTTCTTTCAGATGTTGATCAACACGTTGGTAAATACTTCTCTATTGCTTATGTTCGTAAGAAAATTCTACAACAAACTGAAGATGACATTACACAAATAAACAAAGAAATAACAGAAGAAAAAACAACAATACCAGAAGAAGAATCAGAGCCACTTTCAATGCCCGTAATGCCTTCTGCGCCTTCGACACCAGTCGCACAAGAAGTTGTGATAAAGGTGAAAAAAGAAGAAGCAGAGTCTCATATTATTGATGATACGGATCAAAAAGAGTTGGCCAAATCAATGACTAAATTTTTTGATACATTAGTCGAAGAGGCGAGAAGTGACAAAGAAACCAAATAATAACATAATCAACGATGCACTTTCGATTGCTGCTTCGGTAGCATATACTAAAAATGATAACATAATCAACGATGCACTTTCGATTGCTGCTTCGGTAGCATATACTAAGAAAGAGATTGCAAAACTCAAAGAAGAGTTTCAATCACAAATTGTTGAACAAGGCCCTATTGGTCCAACAGGACCACGAGGTGCTATTGGTGCAAAAGGCGAACCTGGTCCACAAGGACCAAAAGGAGATAAAGGCGATATAGGTCCTCAAGGATCCGTTGGTGATACAGGACTACAAGGATTAAAAGGTGATACGGGCGAAATTGGACCACAAGGATTAAAAGGTGATACGGGCGAAATTGGACCACAAGGATTAAAAGGCGAACAAGGTTCAGTTGGTTTACAGGGTGAACAAGGACCAAAAGGAGATAAAGGAGACAAAGGTGACCCTGGCAAAGATGGAATCGACGGAAGAGATGGACTGCAAGGCTCAATAGGTCCTATTGGTCCTGAAGGAAAACAAGGTGCACAAGGAATTCAAGGCAAACAAGGACCTAAAGGTGCTAAAGGTGATACGGGAAAAGTTGGACCACAAGGCATACAAGGGCAATCAGGTCCTAAAGGTGAGCCAGGGCCACAAGGCCCTCAAGGCTTGCCCGGTAAAGATGGTCGAGACGGTGACATCAAACCAATTGAACAACAGTTTACAAAGTACACTAAAAAATTAACAGATGATTTTGCAGAGTATCGCACTCGACTAAACGCACTCATTTCTAAATCACTTGCAAGCGATGCGTGGAAATTAACTGGCTCTGGTGAGGTAAATTTACGCTATCTTGATGATGTAGATCGCAATACAATTCATCATGGCTATATTCTTTCTTATAATTCAATAACTCAAAAATTTGAATTTATAGAGCAACAAGGACTACAAGGACTACAAGGACCACAAGGCATTCAAGGACTTAAGGGAGATAAGGGAGATACTGGCGACACTGGACCACAAGGACCACAAGGCATTCAAGGACTTAAGGGAGATACTGGCGACACTGGACCACAAGGCATTCAAGGACTTAAGGGAGATACTGGCGACACTGGACCACAAGGACCAC